ATGTCAAACATCAAAAAATACATCATTGATTACGACTGGAAAGCATCAATAGAAATTGAAATCGACCATGACGTAATGACAGAGGAAAAACTTCACCAGATTAATAATTTCTGGTCAGACTCTGAATACCGACTCAATAAACACGGCTCTGTATTAAATGCTGTATTAATCATGCTGGCGCAACATGCTCTGCTTATAGCAATTTCGAAAGACTTAAATGCATATGGTGTTGTTTGTGAGTTCGACTGGGATGATGGAAATGGTCAGGAAGGATGGCCTCCAATGGATGGTAGTGAAGGAATAAGAATTACCGATATCGATACATCAGGAATATTTGATTCAGATGATATGACTATCAAGGCCGCCTGAGTGCGGCTTTACCGCATACCAATAACGCTTCACTCGAGGCGTTTTCGTTATGCAATCAAATATAAGGAGTTACCCATGATGCACTTTCAGCTCGCAGGTAGCGGCGTCATGTCCGCTTTCTACCCGCACGAATCTGAATTATCACGCCGAGTTAAACAATTAATCAGAGCAGCAAAGAAACAACTGGAGGCGTTATGCGCAATGAAATAGCCATCAATCACCAGATGCTTCGTGCTGCACAGAACAAAGCAGTAATAGCCAGATTTATTGGTGATTCCAAAATGTGGCTTGAAGCAAATAAAGCGATGAAATCAGCTATCAACCTTCCGTGGTATCGCAGGAAATGAGTTTTACAGATAACTGCTCAGACGAAGAATTCATTCGTCAGATGAAAGAATTAATCGGTAACGAAGGAGATATTCATGTCACTTGCAACCACAGTGAAGGAGAGCAAGTTACAGAGACGCATGTACACGCAGAAAGCTCTCTGGTATCGCCATAATGGCGACCGCGAAGGAATGCGGGTATGCCTTAATTTGTCCCGAGTCGAAGTATTAAATCAGCGTTATTTCCTTGGGCCGTGTCCATTCTGAGGTGAATTATGGATTTGAACAAATTCGATGAGCCATTCAGCCCTGAAGATATCGAATGGCGAATACAGCAAAGCGGTAAAACACGCGATGGCAAGGTGTGGGCTATGGTGCTGGCTTATGTCACGAACCGGGCAATCATGAAACGTCTGGACGATGTTTGCGGCAAAGCAGGATGGCGCAATGAATACCGCGATATTCCCAACAACGGCGGCGTTGAATGCGGCATATCAATCAGGATTGATTCCGAATGGGTAACCAAATGGGATGCTGCTGAAAACACGCAGGTAGAAGCTGTCAAAGGCGGTCGTTCCGGTGCAATGAAGCGCGCTGCCGTTCAGTGGGGAATCGGTCGGTATCTGTATAACCTTGAGGAAGGTTTCGCACAAACATCTCTCGATAAAAAGCAGGGGTGGCACAGGGCAAAACTGAAGGATGGAACAGGATTTTACTGGCTACCTCCATCACTGCCGGGATGGGCAATCCCAGCATCAGATAACAAACCATCACCAGAAAATACCAACCAGAAATCTCCATCGGTTGACTGCGAACAAATCCTGAAAGACTTCAGCGATTATGCAGCGACAGAAACTGACAAGAAAAAACTCATCGAGCGTTATCAGCGTGACTGGCAATTAATGGCTGGCAACGAGGAGGCGCAGGCTAAATGTGTTCAGGTAATGAACATCAGAGTTAACGAACTAAAACAGGCAGCATAAATGGCAAGCAGAGGCGTAAATAAGGTGATTATCCTTGGTCGGGTAGGACAAGACCCGGAAGTTCGATACTCACCATCAGGAACAGCGTTCGCTAACCTGACAATAGCCACGTCAGAACAATGGCGAGATAAAAATACTGGCGAGCAAAAGGAATTGACTGAATGGCATCGTGTTGCTGTATCCGGGAAACTGGCTGAGGTCGTGGGGCAGTATGTGAAAAAAGGTGATCAGATTTATTTCGAGGGAATGCTGAGAACCAGAAAGTGGAAAGACCAGTCAGGGCAAGACCGTTACACAACCGAGGTTCATGTCGGAATTAATGGCGTGATGCAAATGCTTGGCGGCATTGGCGACAGCAAACAACAAGCAGCCAGCAGGCAATCACAGAAGCCACAGCAGCAATCATCACCAGCACAACACAACGAACCTCCGATGGATTTTGACGACGATATACCCTTTGCACCAGTAACTCTCCCCTTCCCTCGTCACGCTATTCACGCAATTTAATCAGGAGAAAATCATGCCAGCGCCTCAGTATGGTGCGGATGACCCGCGCCGCTGTTCCGGCAATTCCGTATCGGAGGTGCTGGATAAATTCAGGAAAAACTACGACCGGATAATGTCGCTACCGCAGGAAACGAAAGAGGAAAAGGAATTTCGCCACTGTATATGGCTTGCAGAGAAAGAAGAACGAGAGCGAATTTACCAGACATCAATACGACCATTCCGCAAAGCCGCATATACACACTTCCCTGAAATTGACCCGCGCCTGCGTAATTACCGCTCACGCTATGGCGCTATCAGTAATGACTGAGGAATTTACCATGAGAGGACTTGCATACAATCCCGGCATTCTTCCGGCAGAAATGATTATTCGCCAACGCGTAAAGCCAATGCCATCGAGAGAGGAATTGCTTAAGAGAAATTCTTCTCCGTCAGTGAATCAAAACAAATATCTGAATGCGATGTGGCGGAGTGGGAAGAAATGAAACGAATGACACTAATTGAGATGGATGGATTTCTGAAAGGTAAATGCATCTCATGTGATTTAAAGGTTAACGAAACAAATGCTGAATATATGGTGCGTAAATTTGCTGAAGCTGAGGCCAAGTGCGCGGCGCTGGCAGCGGAGAATGCGGGGCTGAAGTCTGGCGCTATGGACGAAATCAAGGTTATCAACCGTGGAGGGCAGGCATATTGCGTAAAAGATGGAGTGCAAGTTAATCCCATGTATGCAAGAGGGTGGAATGACTATCGCGCAAAGTTTCTGCAATCAGACACCCCAGCTACCGATGCTTTTCTGGCTGAAATTCGTGCAGAAGCACGCAACGAGGGGATTAACTATACCGCCAGCCGTCTTGCTGCTGCTTTCAACCACGGATTTATCAATAAGTCTTTGCGTGAAGTTTTCGACGTTACACGCATGATTCTGTCAGCGAAAGAAGAGTTGGCTAATGAACTGCACCCGATTGATGGCCTGTCCGGTGAATATGCGGAGAAATCCCTTGAAGAATGGGCGGAACAGATTCGCAAAGGAGGCAACCAGTGAGCAAGATTGACTATGAGGCACTGCGTGCCAAGGCAGAAAAAGCAACGTGTGGTGTATGGTCGCTCGAATATGGAGAGAGCCGATTTGATTGTGATGATGCGCTAATTCATCGCGAGGCTGCTGGATATATTCCCATTTGCAGAATTGAAGGAGCGCATCCTGAAAGCGGTTTCGATGAAGATTTCCAAATGGAACAGCAGGCCAATGCTGAATTCATCGCCGCAGCCAGTCCAGCTACCGTGCTGGCGCTGCTGGATGAACGGGAAAGAAACCAGCAATACATCAAAAGCCGTGATCAGGAGAACGAGGATATTGCGCTAACGGTAGGGAAGCTGCGAGTTGAGCTGGAAGGCAAAGACAAGCTGATTGCAGAGCTTGGAAAACAATGCGCCGAATGGGAGCGAAAAGCATTAAGTAACTTTGAAGAGTGTGCTGCGATGGCTGAACGTATCGAAGAGATGAGTAAGCAAAGTTGCGAAGCCCGGGAGCGTGATTTGTTCGAATCATGGGTAATGCATTCAATTTGTATTTCCAAATCGACGCTTGAAGGATTGCGCACCGAAACTGGATACCGTAACGCGACCTTATCAGGAACAGACTTCAACCGCATATGGGAACAATGGAAATCTATCCGCGCCGCTGGCATTCGCATCAAAGGAGAGTGATATGAGCAGGAATACGGGTTTGTAAAAGATAACGCTTGTGAAAATGCTGAATTTCGCGTCGTCTTCACAGCGATGCCAGAGTCTGTAGTGTCAGATGATGGCCGTACTCAAACATCGGGTTGAGTATTATCTTACTGTTTCTTTACATAAACATTGCTGATACCGTTTAGCTGAAACGACATACATTGCAAGGAGTTTATAAATGAGTATCAATGAGTTAGAGTCTGAGCAAAAAGATTGGGCGTTATCAATGTTGTGCAGATCCGGTGTCTTGTCTCCATGCAGACATCACGAAGGTGTTTATGTAGATGAAGGTATAGATATAGAGTCGGCATACAAATATTCCATGAAGGTTTATAAGTCTAATGAAGACAAATCCCCATTCTGCAATGTGCGAGAAATGACTGATACCGTGCAAAATTATTATCACGAGTACGGTGGAAACGATACTTGCCCTCTCTGTACAAAACATATAGATGATTAAACCCAATATTACATAACAATCCTCGCACTCGCGGGGATTTATTTTATCTGAACTCGCTACGGCGAGTTTTGTTTTATGGAGATGATAAATGCACTTCCGAGTCACAGGTGAATGGAATGGAGAGCCATTCAACAGAGTTATCGAAGCAGAGAACATCAACGACTGCTATGACCACTGGATGATATGGGCACAGATAGCACATGCAGACGTAACCAATATTCGAATTGAAGAACTGAAAGAACACCAAGCCGCCTGATGGCGGTTTTTTCTTGCGTGTAATTGCGGAGACTTTGCGATGTACTTGACACTTCAGGAGTGGAACGCACGCCAGCGACGCCCAAGAAGCCTTGAAACAGTTCGTCGATGGGTACGCGAGTGCAGGATATTCCCTCCTCCGGTTAAGGATGGAAGAGAGTATCTGTTCCACGAATCAGCGGTAAAGGTTGACTTAAATCGACCAGTAACAGGTAGCCTTTTGAAGAGGATCAGAAATGGGAAGAAGGCGAAGTCATGAGCGCCGGGATTTACCCCCTAACCTTTATATAAGAAACAATGGATATTACTGCTACAGGGACCCAAGGACGGGTAAAGAGTTTGGATTAGGCCGAGACAGGAGGATAGCAATCACTGAAGCAATACAGGCCAATATTGAGTTACTCTCAGACAGCGGACGCAAATCACTGATAGACAGAATTAAAGGCGGTGACGCAATCACTCTTCATGTGTGGCTTGACCGATATGAAACAATCCTCACCGAAAGGGGGATCAGGCCGAAAACTCTACTCGACTACGCCAGCAAAATCAGGGCAATCCGAAGAAAATTGCCGGACAAACCGCTCACTGACATATCAACGAAAGAAGTGGCAGCAATGCTAAACACCTACGTAGCAGAAGGTAAAGCAGCTTCCGCAAAATTAATCAGGTCAACCCTTGTTGACGTTTTTCGTGAAGCAATAGCCGAGGGGCATGTGGCAACGAATCCGGTAACAGCAACCCGTACAGCAAAGTCAGAAGTAAGGCGCTCAAGGCTGACAGCTAATGAGTATGTCGAGATTTACCATGCAGCCGAACCTCTCCCTATCTGGCTAAGGCTGGCGATGGATTTGGCCGTCGTTACAGGGCAGAGAGTCGGCGATTTGTGCAGAATGAAATGGTCAGACATAAACGACAACCATCTTCACATTAAACAGAGTAAAACAGGGGCTAAACTCGCCATTCCGCTAACGCTAACGATTGACGCGCTCAATATCTCATTGGCTGATACACTACAGAAATGCAGGGAGGCCAGCAGCAGTGAAACTATAATCGCATCAAAGCATCACGATCCGCTTTCCCCGAAAACAGTATCAAAGTATTTTACAAAGGCGAGAAATGCATCTGGCCTCTCATTTGATGGAAACCCGCCAACATTCCATGAACTGCGTAGCCTGTCAGCGAGGCTATACCGGAACCAGATTGGCGATAAGTTTGCTCAACGTCTTCTCGGGCATAAATCAGATTCAATGGCGGCGCGGTATAGGGACAGCCGTGGACGGGAATGGGACAAAATTGAAATCGACAAATGA